TTGCTCTGCTTGTTAATTTCCCAATCTGTTTAACTAATTTCTGAACGGACTTTGGAGTTTTAGGTTCCTCTGATTCCTCTGATTCCTCTGATTCTTCTGATTCCTCAGTAATTCATCAGTCTCATCAGTCTCATCTTCCTCGTCATTTGATTGTAAAAGAACAATTTCTTCTTCACTTGCCTCTTCTGTTTCTACCCCCGAATCATCAGTGGTAACATCTTCAGCTTGTGACTCAGCAACTGGATCTTCTTGGGCTAAAAAGCCTAAAAAATCATCATCACTGAGATTCCCTTTTGTTTCTGTTGTCTCTGTTGCTTGTAAAACGGCAACCTCGTCATTATTTGTAATCTGCATTTTTTTATTATGTCGCTTTCATAGACTGCAAGTTTTCACCTGCCTGAGTCTTAATTTTAACTTACAAAATTAAAATTTAGACTAAGTATCGGCAGAAAATTCAATTACATCATCTCCCAACCACTCGTTTAACCCTGCTACGACTGACTGAACAATGTCTTCTTCTGACAAGTCACTTTCCTCGGCATAGCGATTGCAAAGCACAATCACTGAGGACACTATTTGTCCTTCAGGATCTGTTGGTCCTGGCATCGTTTACTTCCCGTAAGAAAGTATCCAGGACGGAAACACACCCTGCAATGTGGGCCAAAACCTGTGGATTCTCTACACTGGCAGTTTGGCTTAGATCAGAGATATAACCTTCACGATATTGTTTCAATCGGTCCATTATAAATTCAAACTCAGGCCTGTCTTCCAGGCCCAAAACTGCTTGTTCTAAACTATCCATTCTGTTGTGGTGCTTGCGATGTTCCAGGGACATTACCTGGAGGTGCCCCCAGTTTGCCCGTCAGAGCGTTTTTTCTCTGTTGGGCCTGGTGGTCAATTTGCTTAATATAATTTTCTAACCTGGCCTTGAACCCTTCATCAGACTGCAGTCTTTCCTGAATGTCCTGACCTGGTATTTCCTCAGTTCCTTCAAGGTATCCCTGGACAACTTGTTTCCGTAAATCTGTGTTTGCGTTTTCAGGAGCATTGACAACCTGGCCTGATGCTATTTTGGCTAAATCGGAACTAGTTTCTTCAATTTCCTTATCGCTAGATGCCTGTTGTGGCATGATCAATCGGTCTGCCAAATTCGGGTCAATTGCTTCAGCGAACAACTTCATTAGTTCCCCAAAATTAGCCTGCCCCTGCCTGTCGTACTGAGCAAATACTTCACCCAGTGCTTTTAGTTTATCGAGGACTTTTTCCTGGTCCAACGAGTCAGCATTAAAGGTTAATTCAAAATCAAATTTTTCACTGGTTTCTTCAAATGCAACTTCAAGATCTTGTTCGTTCCCCATTGCCCTGGTCCATTGCTCTGCACCTCCATAGGTGCGTTGCAAATGCCAAATCTGTTTAAGCACTGGCCTCCAGTTGGATAACCACATTGATACCATTTCTTGACGAATCAAGTTTGCTTCAACCTGGTCTTCAGCACTGGTTGGTCTGCCTGCAATCTTGTTGGCAATCATTCGCAACTCATTTTCTACTTCGCTTGAAGCAGGTGACTGAGGAGGAATGTCCATGAACGAAATTTCACCTGGTCTTCTGACTGGAACAAAACTACCAGGGCCAATGCGTTCAGGTTTTCTTCCAACCAAGTAAGTTATTGGTGGAATTGTAGAAAGTGATGCTCGGTCAATTCGTGAATCAATTTCAACTTTGATAGCCTGCTCGTAAGGTTGTAAAATTTCACATAATCCCCTGGAATCCAGGATCCGATGGTTTATTGCTTCCCTGCAGAAACTTGTAAAGGGATATTTACCCTGGGAGTAAGATGACAATTCGTGCTTTGCATAATTATCTGAATCTTCTGAAAAAATCGTGTGACTAATTAATGGCACTCCGTCTTCATCCAGTTCCCTCCTGTAAACTGATACCAACTTTATCAATCCCTCAAAGTGTTCAAGGTCATCATGGTTCCTGGATGGAAAATCAGTGTAATCACTGGAAGGTGCGTTTTGATTGCTCTTCTCAATTAATTCGTCAACAAACTCAGGGTCAAAACCTTGAGTAAAAACCATCTCTTTTAAAGACTCAGGCGAGTGGTGATGAATACAATATATTGCCCTGGCATTTTGAATGTCAGATAAAACATTTGAGTCAAAAATTATGTCCCTGCCAATTTCGTAACTTTTTACGGATGGTCGATTTACTACCATTCTTTCTTTGGGAATTTCGGCCTGCCCTGTCGTTGCCAGGTCCTTAATAATTTTGTTAACCCGTTTCTTTTTTAAATTTGGAAATGCCTGGGAAAGTAATTCCCTGGCAGACTCGTCTTTTGCCATTATGGACTCGGCTAATTCAGGGGCCTGCTCGGCAATTTCCTCCAGGGTAATTGCCTCGTAAAACCTATCAACTTTCCTGGACCAATAAGTGCCTAAAATACCATTTCCGTACATGAGGACATTGTTCGCAAGTATCGAGCATTCCCTGTTAAATTCCTCCATCTCCGAAAGGGTCCATTTAAGGAATTTTGATACCAGGGAGGAAACTCTAATATCAGTTGGCTCAGTTGGAACTGCCTTCAAGTTCCCTCCTGATACGGCCCGTTTTAACATTGCTACATCGGAACAAACAATTTGATCAATTAAGCCAACTGCCTGATCGGAAGCACCTTGCCAGGGAAAAGCATCCTGGCCCTCCTTACGATTGGTCTTGTAGTTTCTACCTGCCCATGCACCAAATCGTGTGTCCCTGGCAGTATCGCTTTTGTCCTTGTAGAAGGAAAGGTTTACCCTGCATCTTTCCAGGTCATCCTGGAGGTGAGGTATGTCGGGTTCGTCAGAATAAATTTGTTCATTTGGTTCATCCATCCAGTCCTAAGTATAAATCAAAATCTTTGATTTTAGACTGGAACTTTCTCAGTGCTGATTGTTCTGCTCGATAGATAACCATTATGTCAGTTCCACAAAACTCTGCTATTTCTTTTAATGTCTTGGGGGCATAGTCTTCTCCTGGTTCAGTTAGGGATGCTTCACGCACAACCATGTGTCTAAGCAGTGTGTCAATCCTGTCAGCACGGGCCTGGCTTGACTCATAGCACTCGGCAGGTTTTTTCATCAACTAATTCCAGGGTAACTTCCTGTCTTAATTTATATAGGTAACCAGGTTTTTTTACGGCAATTGTTGTTATACCATCATACTCAACCTGGATTAACCTGGCATTGATGAGCAACCTGGTCACCTTGGCACTTTGATAGCGAGGGTAGTGTTCAGAAGGACCTTTCAGTTTTCTCTTTATGGTCGAAACTGAAATTTTAAACTTCTCGCTAATCTTCTTATATGTCATCCCTTCATTGCGAAGGGATTCAAGTTCTTCCTTTGTGACCTTAACCATATTGCTTTTTTGTTAGTGGTTTTATGTTCGACTTTTTTACCAGGTAAAAAGGGCTAACTCCTGAATGAGAGACAAAACCCTTTGACTGGAGGTGCTTTAAAGTAGTGTAACCATGAATAATTGCTTCCTGTTCTTTTATCTGTTTTCCCAGGTCAACATGAGCAGTTTGCACAAAAGCATAGTAGTCAGGTTGGTTCTTTAAAGTGGTTGCCTGTTGATTGATCGCAAAGGTTTCTTTGTCACTGGTTTTCACATCGAAAGTCTTCCCGTTATTTAATCGAAAATCATACCATTTTGAACTGGTCCCAGTGTGTGTCCTGGACTCCCAGGTAAAGTCAGGGAAGAAATTAAAAAACTTAGCAAAAGCCAATTCCCCGATGCACCCCTGTAAACTTTTTGCTATGGTCATGTTAGGCCTTTTTACTGACCTATTGTGAGAAGCACGGAGGGTTGATATTATAAGCAGGTGTTCAATCTCGTTAGGTTCAATAATTATTTTATGCATTAGTATCCTCCCGATTCGGTTATTCGTAATTCTGAGTCTTCCAGGTAGGAATAATTTCCTATGGCAATATATCTCAGGCAATCAGGAGGATCCTTGCAGACCCCCTTCAAACCATCATCAACCTTGTAGTTCATACAACAAAACAGGGTGTTTCCAACCTGGTCGGAAAAGAACAACCTGGGTTTGTTTACCAGGTCAATCGGTTTGCTTTTGTCATAAGATAAAAGCGAATTGATTGCCTGCAATCCATCCTCAATAGGCAACCCTTCGGCAGGGTAAACATTTATATTGTGGTCCTGTAAATCACTTATAATATTACTGGTCCCCTCGCTTTTAGCGTAGGTTGCAGATCCCATACGGGGGTCAATAATTATTTCCACATCGTCAGTGCAACCCAGTATTTCATCATCAGATATGCCCTTGAGCATATCTCTGATGATCTTGGCATAATCCCCGATTCCGTTGCCATTTGGTTTAGAAGCATCCCCTGGAACACCCTTCTCACCCCTGTCAAGATCTGCCCATTCTCCAACATCTACACCAGGCCATTCTTTAAGCACCCAGTGTACCCCAAACACATCAACTGCAACCAGTATCATAAACCATGATTTACTGCCTGCAGGGTCAATGCTCAGTATATACTGACAGGGGTTTTTCTTCTTATCCTTTATGCAGGGTATGTCTTCGTGCTTCTTTACTACCCTGTCATCCAGGTTAACGAAAGTGGTGTTACTCGGTTTGGTTGGTAATCCATAGGCCCTGGTCAAAATTTCATCCCGTCTGGCCCCTTCCAACTGCATTTTCATGGCAGGCCATCCCCCATAGGGATTGTCTGCCGTGTGGAAATATAAAATCTGTGCGTTTTTGCGTACGGGTTGTTGTACAATAGGAACCCGTTCACCAGGTAATAATTCTGCTTCCTTGTCTTCCAGGGTAACTGCTCCTGATAAAAAACTAGCAACCACATTGGTCCATCCTGAAATTGTTGTAAATGTACTGATCACCCTGGCAGGGATCCCTGTCTTTGGATCTGCCCTGGATA